AGGTAATGCATCAAGATAAAGGAAGGAAAGACGACGCCGGAAAGGTGCGCCCCTCTCTGGTCATCCTGAGCTTCTCGCGCGCCCTGCTCGAGGTATCAAAGGTCGGCACTCTCGGCGCGGAAAAATACAGCGAGGACGGATGGAGGCACGTGGAGAACGGTCTGCGGAGATACACCGACGCCATGCTGCGCCACTTGCTGTCCGAGCCCACAGGAAAGCCTGACGAGGACGGCCTATCGCACGCGGCACACGTGGCATGGAATGCACTCGCCAGGCTGGAATTGATGATCTCTGAAGATTCTCACACTACGGCGAAGTAAGCCGTAGAGAATGGATACTGCGGCTCGTCGGCCACATAATTCGGGAGTGGAGGCGACGGACAATTGATCTCTTCTGTACATGATTTGATGATGGCGTGGGGGCGGTGGATATTGCGCCAAGAATCGCGTAAAGTTGGGTTCCCCCCATTTTGTCCGATGTTCCGCGATATTCCTCGGGGCGGCGCCTGGGGAAGCAGCATTCCTTTTGGGGTGTTTCGATCAGCCGACGATTACGAGGCGGTTAGTGCGGCTGTCAATCGTCTCTGCACATCGGAGAAAACCCTATGCTTCGAAATGTACGTGATAGGGGGCGGATGGCGTGCGGTCTGCCGGAGAGCGAGCATTTCAAGATCGACTCTATACAAACGGCTGGACAAAATACAGCAGGACGTCTCGAATATGCTGGCCGCTTGACAAGCCGCGGAATAATCCGCACAATTCTATTACGCTGTGCGTGAGCAGCGGGCAAGATAATCAACCGGCGAATGGCCGGTTTTTTTTCGACAAGAGATGGCCACCCCAAGCGAAATAAGAGCCGTGGTTTCCGCCGCGCAAGCCCATGCAGAGAATGAGCGAGTGCTTCAAGCGCTGCGCGATTCGAAGCAGGAGCACCAGGATAAAATCGCGGAATTGAACACAAAAATAAGCGACATGCTGCCCGTTGTGGCCGCCTCGAAAGCGGCGTTGAAGGCGGCCGTTGATTCGCTTTAACCGGCGACCCGGAGAGGCGATGAGTGAAGAACAGGCGCCGAAAAATACGGGACGATTCGGGCCAGGCAATCCAGGAAAGCCCAAGGGCGCGACAAGCAAGACGACGCGCACGGCACTAGAGGCGATCGCGCTCGCTGCGGAGTCTCTCGGCGGTCACAAGCGACTCGGCGAATGGGCGGCGAAATCTCCGGAGAACGAAAGGGTCTTTTGGGGCACCATCTATCCGAAGCTGCTGCCGCTGCAAGTCACCGGGAAGGACGGCGGCGCTATCGAACACGTGTTCGCTTGGCAGGATGAGTGAGACAGGTACGTATCGTCATACCTTATAAGCCGCGCGATGCATTCAAGCCGCTGCACAACCGGGAGCAGAGATGGGCCGTCGTGGTGGCCCACAGACGCGCAGGAAAGACCGTAGCTTGCGTCAATGACTTGATCCGACGCGCGCTATCAACGAGCCGCAAGGATGGGCGATACGCTTACGTGGCGCCTTTCTACCGGCAGGCGAAATCCGTCGCGTGGGATTACCTCAAGAGATTCAGCGCAGTTATTCCAGGGCTTTCGGTGAATGAGTCCGAGCTGCGCATCGATTACCCGAACGGCAGCCGAATTCAGCTATTTGGCGCCGACAACGCAGACGCACTGCGGGGCCTGTTCTTCGATGGCATTGTCGCCGATGAGTATGGCGACTGGAAGCCGAGCGTTTGGGGCTACGTTATCCGCCCGGCACTCGCTGACCGTGGAGGATGGGCAATCATCATCGGCACGCCGAAGGGCCGCAACCAGTTTCATGATGTGTATCAGCGCGCGCAGATTGACCCGGACTGGCTGTGCATGACGATCAAGGCCAGCGAGTCCAGCCTGTTGCCAGATTCAGAGCTTGCCGCGCTGCGCAAAGAACTGACCGAGGACGCATTCAGGCAGGAGATGGAGTGCGATTTCGACGCGGCTCTGCCTGGCGCGTTCTTCGGCAAGGAACTGTGGCAGGCCGAGCAGGAAGGGCGCATCGTCGATGGGTTGTACGACCCGGCCATGAAGGTCCACGCCGTCATGGACCTCGGGTTCAGCGACGACACGGCCATCTGGTGGTTTCAGGTAGGAAAAGAGCTACGCCTGGTCGGATGCTACAGCAATAGCGGGATGCCGATTGCGCATTACAACGATGTGCTGAAGGCGAGAGGATACGACTATGGGACGTGGCTATGGCTGCCTCATGACGCACGCGCCAAGAGCCTGCAGACGGGCCGCAGCATCGAGGAGCAGTTCCGCTCTCTCGGGTGGAAAACGCGCATTGTTCCTGATCTTGGCCTGATCGATGGCATCCAGGCCGCCCGCCTGTCTCTGGCCGACTGTCGCATATCGACGGACTGCGCGGAAGGAATCGACGCGCTCAAGCAGTACCAGCGCGAGTACGACGAGGACAAGAAGTGCTTCCGGGACAAGCCGCGCCATGACTGGACGAGCCACTACGCCGACGCCTTCAGGTACGCATGCCTTGTATGGCGCGAGGAGATGCGGCCGAAAGAGCCTCCTCCGATCAGATTCAGGATTCACCGGACCATCAACGAGATTCTAGCGGACCAGAAGCGCAAACGCATGGAGCAAGAATAGGTATGCAACTGAACTATGCAACGTACGGCAGTTTCAAGGCGATCACGCCGAGCGACAGCACGCTGCTCAACTGCCGGGCGATCTACGTCGGCGGCGCGGGCGATTTGACCATTTCTCCGGACGCTACAACGGCAGGAGTCGTCGTCAAGGCGCCGCCCGTAGGAACTGTCCTGCCGATTGAACTGAACGGCGGACGAGTGATGGCGGCGACCACGGCGTCGCAACTCTTGGCGCTCGCATAATGGCGCTCATCGGACAGGATGGGTCGGCGACGCCTGGGGCGATCGGGTATCCGAACGTCGCCGGGGCCAATTTGCTGACGTATGGGGGCGAGGGACAGACGCAGGCGGAAGCGCTCGCCGGGCATGCGGCAGAGCACGCCGCCATGGACATGTACGGCGACGGGATGCCAGGCCCGGCCGTGATGACGACTTTTCGCAATATATCGCATAGCAGCGTTACGCAACTGCTCCTGCCGTCTGCGCCAACCGAGTTGGCGCTTTTGTGGAAAGAGTCCGGTACGTCCGGCGCTCTGCGTTTTGTTGTGGAGGCCGCCAGTTTGTTGGACGCGACCGCCAGGCTGGCCGACGACACAGCGCATGGAGAACTCAGTTCAGGCGACCTCCCGTTGCTGATGCTTTTCGAGCCGACCACGTCGCCGACGTACCTTTATTTCAGGGCAACGTCCGACGTCGGAGTTGGCAGCAACGCGCTTACGGTCATTGCCAAGGTGCCGGCGTAATGGGCGGGATGGCATCGCGAATCATTCGCAACATCACCAATACCGTGCAGGCGGTAGACGTTCCCGAGGGGGCCATTCAGGCTCGCATCGCATATTCCGATAGCGGAACTGCGGGGCCATTGCGCATCTGCTTCGAAGCAGCCAGCCTGATTGATGCCACGCACCGTCTGGCGACGACTGGCTACTACCTGTCCATCGCTTCCGGCCAGATCGTCCCTGCAATGTCGTTCAGCGGCGAGCCTGTCATCTACATCAGGACGGATAGCGCCATAGGCGGCGGGACGAATACTCTGTCAATCACGTTCGGAGTCGAATAATGGACTTTCTCGGGCCGATTCAAAACAGCCTGCTCGCCACGCCATCGCCGCGCTACTTGTTTGACTGGCGAATGGTCAGCGATACCGGGCTAGCGACGCGGTGTACCGATCTGAGCGGCAAGGGGAATCACTCTGTCACCTTCGGAACCGCCGGAACTCCAGGGCAGCTCCTGTCTCAGCCGGGATGCTGGACGACTGACCCAGGATACCTGACCATGGCGGCCAAAGCCAACGCAGTCGGCGATTTTACCTCCCTCGCCATCGCCACCTTCAACAGCGCGTGGAGCTACGCAAACGGCGATTCATTTCTTTTGTTTCTGCGCGGCAAGTTTACCCTTCCAGGAGTCGATACGCCGTTCTTCGGGACCGGGGTATCGGCTGAAAGGCCAGGGTTCAAAGGCACCATCAAGGCTGTGTCAGGGGGCGGGTCCGCCCCGGCCGGGCGGGTAGTCATCGGGTTCTACCCTTCTTCAGGAACAAACATCTTCATGAACGACACAACGATCGCCGTCGCCTCGGCGAGCCCGGTTGATGTGTCGTTTGCTCTGTTTGTCGATGGACAAGCGCGGACCATGAGCGCGTACATAAACGGCCTGGTCAACCGGCTCAATGAAGCGCTGCCTTTGCAGGACTATGTGGCCATAAAAGATTTGGTAATCGGCGGCGCTACTAACTTCACGAACTACGATGGAGTCGACTCGAAAATATCCGAGGCGCAGATGCTGGTTTGGCGGAGCTCCGCGCCATCAAAT